GGTTCAATCTGTGCGTGATCAAATGTATATATACGTGGTTGTGCATCTGCATCCACAGGCAGTATACCTACCATAACCAAACTATTGTCTGGTTCAAATGGATCAAGGTGCATCTTACCATCACGCTTTGTGACAGTATTTTCCACATCAAGTATTAATTTCATATGTCATTCCTCTTTTTGAATTTACCATCAGAACCTCTGTGAATATTCTTTTGAAAAACTCCTGCTATTTTTATTTCTTCTATCACATTTATAGCATCTTGTAAATCTATTTTAAACCATTCAAAAGATCTTTCTTTACAAATTTTATCTAGTTTAGCATGAGCCACAGTTTCTGCTACATGTCTATCAGAAAACTTTTTATAAAAGAGAAGTTTATAATCTCTGAAAGGACTACCTGTTTGATAATCTCCTAATCTATTATTAGATTCTACAGCTTTACCTACTTTATACCAACCTTCCCATGCAGGATTGCACATAATATATACATCACCTGCTTTCTTGGTATCATATAATGCTTTAGAAAAGATTTGAATATCTTCAGGTGACATATTTTTAAATGTTAAACGTGATATGTTACCACCTTGCTGTAAATATCCCTTCAAAGTTCTATACTGATTCTTATAAAAGACAAGACCTTCTTCATTAAGCCTATGATTAGTTCCTACTTTTCTCCAAACGTAACCATCCCAACGTCTTCCATCTTCTCTTACTGTTCCTTTTTCTATCATGCTAAATACCTCGCTGTTTTGTAGTCAAGCTCACAATGAATGACACCATGCCATCCTGTGAGTTTATTCTTGACAATGTTTAAATGTCTTTGGTTATCTTCCTCTTCCTGACCCTCGACTACAGGATTCTTTGCAATCAAAAGCATAAGATCAGCTTCGGCTGCCTTACCTGTACGTGAGCCTTCCATCATGCTCTGGTTCAACAGAACCTTACCCTCTGCTTCTGCAGATAGCTGTGACATATAGAAGATACCACATCCATACTGCTTGGCTATACTACGTGCGTGAATTGCATTTGCTTTGAGTGCTTCATCCTGTCGAGCAAAGCCACTAGTCACAGCAAACTTATCACCCATGTCAAGCACTACAATGTCAGGCTTGTATGCCTTACACACGCTTTCTACCCACGACATATCCCTACCTGTTGCGTCACGTAATCGTATGTTCTTGCGTATAGGTTCGTATCTATCTCTAGCTTGGGTTGGATTTTGTTTTATCTCCTGCATTGTCATACCTGTTGATGCAGTAAGGTATCTTGCACCTACTCTATGTGTACCCTCTTCATTACATAAGACAATACACTTAGCACCTTGTCGTGCAAATCCCTCAGGTGATGCAATCAAACTAGCATGGAATGAAGTCTTCCCTGTGTTTGGTCTTGCACCTACCTCAATGAGATGACCATCGTTGATACCCTCAAGCTTACGCACAAGTGTAGGTATATTGAATGCCCACCTAGCTTCAAGATCGTTCTTAGCTAGTAGTGTATCAATGTCAATGTCATCCCACTTGACGTTAAGATTAGGTGTGAAGTCATCACCATATTGTTCAAGCAACATACGTACAGGCTCAAGGCTAGTCTTGCTACCATTCACGTAGTCAAATCCTAGATTGGCTATCTCTTCACCAATGATTTGTTGGAACAGTTTAGACAACACCTCTTGTGCTATGTCTGAACCCATAGGTTGTTCACGTTTTATCTTGTCAAACATAGCAGAGTATGCTGACTTCTGTGCAGTAGTCATTGATGGATTGCTTGATAAGAACAATGCTTGCACCTCATCAGGTGTGATAGTTCTGTCGTACTTGTTCATGCATTGGTCAATGATTACTTTAATCTTTTGTGCATCCTTACTAAATATTTTAGTAGGACACTTAGCACCTCTATGGTCATCATAGAATTGCTTATCCATTAAACTTCTTAGTAGTCCTAATTCCATGTTATACTCCTGCGTTTTTTAGGTTGGTAATATCTGTTTCGTTTCTCATCTTCAAGTCATCAGTTAGCTTCAGAACTTTTACTGTGTTTACAAATGGTCTTAGTTCTTTAGCAAACTGCATAGTCTTCGGTAGTGCATCAGGATCTAATGCAACTATTGCTGTCGAGAATTGTGATAAGTATTCCTTGTGTACTGCAGAGAGTGATGTACCCAACACAGCCAAACCAACAAAGCCATCAATCTCTCCAACAGCTACGGCACTTATACAATCCTCAACAACTACTGCCACCTTACCACATCCGTAGGTGTATGGCAACCCTGTATTATTATATCTTCTCCATTTTGGTAATCTTTTTTCTTTCATTGCTCTGCCTATGGCATCCACACATCTATAGTCTTTGTAGATTGTGAATACTGCACGTTCTTCTTTCACGTCATACATCACCTCTACATCTGCAGGTAGATTCCATTTGTCCACAAACTCCTGCACGTGTAGCGGTTGATATACGAGAAACGAGGGCATATCCCACTCATACTTATCTTCTATTGGTTTAGATGAGAGTGACTGTCTTATATCATCAACAGTTAATGTAACACGTTTACCACCACTCACATCACAACTAGCCTTGTAGCAATTCCACAACAAGCTACCCATATGATTCGTAATAGTAAAAGTTTTCTTACCATTACATATTGGGCAATCTATACGTTTAGTTTCTCCAATCTTTACATCTTGATCATATACACTCCACATTTTTACCATATGTTATACACCCTCCTGTTGCTTCAACGCAGATGATACCCACTTTTTTCTAGTTGTCAATGCATTTGTTGCAGACGCTAGAGTATTTTTCATATAAGGCTTTACTGAAGCAGGGTTAGTATGCCCACTCACCGACATGATTTGTGGTAGTGGAACACCACCATCAACCATCTCCATGATACCTGTCCTACGTAAGTCCATGAGCCGTTTGTTACTAGGTATACTGTTTCTGTCCATGAGTATTCTACCTTGCTTAGATACTTGCTCTAATGTGTAAGGTAGATACTCACCTTTTGTAGGTAGTGTTCTTGGTGCTACGTAGGGTTGAAAGCCAAAGTCTTTGTGTTGTCTAGTCAACATCTCTCGCATCTCCTCATCAACAGGTATCTCTACCTTTGCTCTACGTTTGGACTGTTGTAGATATAACACAGTAAAGTTCTCATCAAAGTTATCCCACTTCAAAGTACGCATGTCACCTAGTCGCTGACAGAAAGCATATGCCATGTGTATGATAAGTCCTATGTTACGTGTATGATATAGACTATAGGCATCATCAAGCACTCGTTCTACTTCAAGCTTAGTCCATACATCTGTACGCTTTAGTGCAGTAGTACGTTTGATACGTGCAAAAGGATTCACCTGTATAAACTCTTGGTCTATCGCCCAATTATACACAGTAGACAGACAACTAGTGATGTGATTAGCTTGTGTCACACCCTGTCGCACCCATTGTTGGTAATGTTTCTTGGCTAGTTTAGTTCCAATCTTCTTTATTGTGTACCTACCTAGTGTCTTTTCTGCAACAGATAGAAAGTATTTATAATCTTTCTGTGTTTTAGGCTTGAGTTTATCCCAACCATACGAGGACATATAGTTGTATATCAATGTATGTAATGTGACATTGTTATCTAAGAAGTCACATCGCTTGGTAACAAGATAGTGTTGTGTTATCTCATTGTTGAGTACGGCTGCAAGCATGTATGCTTCATTCCTATCTGTACCTAACGTCACACGTTTGGCTATGCCTTGTTCAATAAGTTTGTTTGGTGGATTAAATCTGTAAACAGTTTCACCATTAGCATTGACTCTGGCTTGTGTATATCTTGGTAGTTTCATTCGCAAAAGTTCCTTCCTATTTTACAGTTTGCAGTTTGTTTACATACTCTTTCATGTTTAGCATTCTCCCAACAATCACCATCAGGTATGTGCATCCTGACAAATGTATCCCACGTACCCATAGATACAAAAAGTATCATAGCAGGGAATACTAACATAAAAAATACTATTGCTAAAAAGGATAATCCAAATCCCTCATTATGATATGGTTTCATTTCAATCCCATCCTTTCTTTATACTCTTCATGTAATTCTCCATTACTCTTACCACCTGTACCATCTACACCAAAGTTACATGATGCCAACACTACAAGAATAAATATGCAATAGTAAGAGAACCATTTGCAAAACCAAAGAAACATTTTATACCCATCTTCAGCTTGCTTTTGACATTGCTCTATTATATCTTTACTCATACTTTATTTCCTCTCAATGCAAAATATAATCCACCGACCCAAAGTAGTACATGAAGATTATCATAGAACAATACATCAAGTATACTTTCTGGATCACCTATCCATATTACTCCTGTCATAATGCAACAGATAGTAATGCCACTAAATCTGGTGATCATATCTCCCACCCAATCAGGCACTTCATACATCCATTGTACATTCATAACACCACCTACAAGTAAACCTATACCTGCAAGAAACTCTCCATAGGTTACAACCCACCATGTCAGATACGATAATCCATACGATTCAGCTTCAGCTATATCGACAGGCATCTTCCACCAACCTTGTTGGATGAACACAATGGCTAAAGGTATTCTCCATAGCCAATGTGATTGGCAAAACTCTGGTATTCTACTAAGCATTTACTAAGTCCTTCCATATATCAGAGTCAACCCACTTGGCTACCTCTTGTTCACGCTTCCACATAGTGATAGCTTTCGTATCATTACCTGTGTTACGTACTGTAAATCCATTACGTTCATCACCATATGTAGCATAGTTAGTGAACGCTGAGTAAAGAGCAAAGAGATTCTGACCACGCTTACGTGACTCCTCTCTGTACAAAGCAAGCATCTTGTCTGCTTTCTTTTCATTACCCATCATGTGATCAAGCACAGACTTGACACACAAGGATCTTGTACTTATGGATGCCCATGTCTGTATCTTCTCTGCTTCACCCTCAAAGTTTACAACTGAATCAGCTAACTCACCTTGAAATATATCAACATTAAACAATGAAGTATTCTTTTTCTTGAGGTGGTTGTGATCACCTGTGACAGTACCATTCAAACAGAACCCATCAATCAAGCCATAGAATACTTGATTAGAACATCTGCCATCTACACCATGTAAGGCAACCATTCTTTTGAATAGTTCTGTTTCATGTATGTCACTAGTGATAGTGATACTATCATCTTTGAATACAGCATCAAGCATTACGAATGCTCCATTACGTGCTGATCTCCATCTTTTATCTGCCAAGATACAACTATCTTGACCTAGTGTTTCCTCTGCTACAGACCACACTTTGTTGAAGTATTCACCATGACTAGTGAGGGCATAGCTATCACCTACTATACCTAGATACTCACCATCATACTCATTGACAACATAAGATTGTCCTTTAAATTTAGTGGGTTCTTTGCTTACCTTAAAGTCATACTCATATGGTATGTTTAAACTGCTTACATAATCTAAAGCCATTTGCATATCTCCTTTTCTATTATTGCAACTGATAACTAGTTATATCACATATATAAAATATGTCAAGTCACTTATAAAATATGTGATCGCCAACACGTTTGACTACACGCAAACTGTCTGCCCAATACGGATTGACAGACGTAGTGTGATAGTGTGTCGCACCATTGACCACATCAATATTGTTGTTATCATCTAACATCATTGACGCTAGATACTGTGACTTCTCCCATGCTTTCTT